CCCTTTAATAAGGATTCCATTACAAGGAAGTGGAACAAGTAACAATTTTACAATTATAAGTGATGACACAAAAGCACCATATACGATAAATGGTTTTTATGTAGATTACATACCTTCAGGCAGGAGATAAATAAATGGCAATAACAAAAGTAACAAGTGGATTGATATCAGATTTAGTAATATCAGCTACTAATAATACAGGTTTAGGCGACACAGCTTTAGACTCTTTAACAACAGGCGATTATAATACTGCTGTTGGTCAAGCTGCTTTGACAGCTAATACTGAAGGCGACCAAAATACTGCTTTTGGTAATAACGCACTTTATGCAAATACCACAGGTGATTGTAATATTGCTGTAGGTCAAGGAGCTTTATTTAGTAATACAACTGCTGATAATAATACAGGAGTTGGTGAAAATGCTTTATTCAGTAATACTACAGGCACAAGAAATAATGCTGTAGGTGCTTTAGCTTTAGATGCAAATACTACAGCTTCATATAATAATGCTTTTGGTTATAACTCTTTAGGTGCAAACACGACAGGTGCAGAAAATGTAGCTATGGGCGATAATGCAGGTGCAGCTAATACAACAGGAGGTCAAAATACTGCAATAGGTACAAGTTCTTTAGCTTCAAATACAACAGCCGATAATAATGTAGCAGTTGGTTATGCTGCTTTAAATGCAAACACAACTGGTACTCCAAATGTAGCTGTTGGTAAAGATGCTCTAAAA